GTGGCGGTTACGCCACCGAGTCCTTCGACACCGGCTCCATCTACCTCGCTGCCGAATTCGTGGTCACTGCCGGTGATCACGCCAAGCGCAAGATGTGGTCGAACATCGGCTTGCACTCGCAGAAGGGGCCGACCTGGGGCCAGATGGGGCGCAGCTTCATCCGTGCCGCGCTGAACAGCGCACGCAACGTCCACCCGCAGGACAACTCCCCGCAAGCATCCACAGCGCGCCGCATCCAGGGCTTCCACGAACTGGATGGCCTGGAGTTCTTGGCTCGCGTCGACATCGAGAAGGACGCCAAGGGTCAAGACCGCAACGTGGTCAAGCTGGCGGTCGAGCCTGACCACCCGGACTACGCCAAGTTGAAGGGTGTGCCGCCGAAGGGCAATCCGGGCGGCGGCAACTCCGGCGCTCCGGCGCAGGCCACCCCGGCTTACGCCGCATCCACCCAGCAACGCGCGCCAGTGACGGGCAAACCGTCCTGGGCTCAGTGAGGAGGCAGCCATGAACGCATCCGTACTCACTGCCAGCCACTACGGCGTCGTGCGCTTCGGCGATCTGCAATGCGAGGCCGTCGTCCTCAAGGGCGGCGAGCGTGGCTACGTTCGCCGCCAACTGGCCAAGCTGCTCGGCTTCCACGAGACGCACAAGGGTGGCCGTTTTGCTCGATTCCTGGCCGATTTCGCACCTAACTCCTTGTCGGAATTGGAGAAAACTCGTGAGCCGATTCTGTTGCCCTCGGGACGGCAGGCGCAGTTCTTCCCGGCAGGAATCATCGCCGACGTCGCATCGGCGGTGGTCAGCGCCGCCATCAACGGCACGCTGCACAAGGCCCGCCAGGGCATCGTGCCTAACTGCATGAAGATCATGCGCGCGCTGGCCACCACCGGGGAGGTCGCACTGATCGACGAGGCGACGGGCTACCAGTACCACCGTGCGCCCGACGCGCTACAGGAGTTGATTTCCAAGTTGCTGCGCCAGTCGTGCGCCTCGTGGGAGCGTCGCTTCCACCCGGACTACTACCGCGCGATCTACCGGCTGTTTGGCTGGAAGTACCAAGGGCATGACCAGAACCCGCCGCACGTTGTCGGTCAGATCACGCAGCGCTGGGTCTACGGCCCGGTGTTGCCCGCCGACCTGATCGACGAGATCCGTGTTCGCAAGGGCATCTCGCAAAAGCACCACCAGTGGTTGTCCGACCAAGGACTCGCCCGCCTGGAAACGCAGATTCACGCGGTGACGGCCATTGCGCGCAGTTCGACCTGCTACCGCGACTTCAACCATCGCTGCACAGCGGCATTTGCGGGCGGTTCGCTGCAACTGGCACTGCTGGCGGACGAACTTGAGGAGGTGGCGTGAAATGCTGGGTCTGCAAACGTCAAGCTCGCGGTTACGGACACACGGACGGTCGATTCAAGACCGCCGACCCACGCCGCTACGTCATCGACTGGGTGTTCTGCTCGCGTCGCTGCCAGGACGCGTTTCACGCGCTTTACGGCAACTGGCAGCGCGCCAAGGATGGTCGCATCGACAAGATGGAGGTCGCCATGATCGATCCGTCTGATGTCGAACTGGCGGCGATGCGCCGGTGCCTCAAGGCCTTCGGCGAGGCAGCTGGCGAAATCGGCTTCACCAAGCCGCTGGGCGACTACTCCGAAGCCGAGGCACTGCGCGTCATCGATGCCATCGTCACCTGCTGGTCGGACGCGATGGTCGCGCACCATGAGGAAAGCAAGTTCCCACCCGTGCGGGGCTTGCCGCCAACGCCCGATCCGCTGGCACCCGACGTCGCCAATCCGTTCGCCGATCTGGAGGATGACCTGCCTTGGGACGAGCCGAAGGGGAAGAAGCCATGATCGACTTCAACTCCTCATCGAGTCTCTCCGGTCAGATCACTGCGCTGGTCGACGCCGGAATGCAGCAAGCGCGCACGCGTCAGTCCGAACGCCAGTACCTCGGGGCCTCGCGCCTCGGTGTGGCCTGCGAGCGCGCGCTGCAATTCGAGTACGCCAAGGCTTCCGTCGACCACGGGCGCGACCATTCCGGACGGCTGCTGCGAATTTTCGAACGCGGCCACGTCATGGAGGACTGCATGGTGGCGTGGCTGCGGGATGCGGGTTTCGATCTACGCACTCGCAAGGATGACGGCGAGCAGTTCGGTTTCTCGGTGGCCGATGGCCGCCTGCAGGGCCACATCGACGGCGTCATCGTGGGCGGCCCCGAAGGATTCGCCTATCCCGCGCTCTGGGAATGCAAGTGCTTGGGCAACAAGTCCTGGAGCGATCTGGACAAGAAGGGGCTAGCCATCTCCAAGCCCGTCTACGCCGCGCAAGTGGCGATCTACCAAGCCTATCTCGAACTGCACGAGCACCCGGCGATCTTCACGGCGCTCAACGCCGACACGATGGAGGTCTACACCGAGCTCGTGCCCTTTGACGCAGCACTGGCCCAACGTATGTCGGATCGGGCGGTGAAGGTCATCACGGCGACCGAGGCGGGAGAACTCCTGCCGCGCGCCTTTCATGACTCGACCCACTTTGAATGCCGGATGTGCGCGTGGCAAGACCGCTGCTGGAGGACACAAGCATGACCGACAACACCAACTCAACCGCTGGCATCGAACCGATGATCGACGCCAAGCAGGCGGCGGCCGCGCTTCGTCTGCCGTACTACTGGTTCGCCGACCACGCGATGCGCACCAAGTACCGGATTCCGCACTACTTGATGGGCGGTCTGGTGCGCTACCGGCTTTCCGAGCTCTCTGCGTGGGCTGCTCGCAGCACCGTCGTCCAGGACCGTGATACCGACGACGCGGATGTACTTGCCGAGGGAGCCGAATGATCGACTTCAACGACACAACACAGCCTGCGGAGCACAACAGGGAATCTGAACGCGACGAGATTCGCGCGGAGCTGCTTGCGCGTCTGGAATCGGTGCTGACCACGATGTTCCCCGCGGGCAAGAAGCGCCGGGGCAAGTTCCTGATCGGCGACATCCTTGGCAGCCCGGGCGACAGCCTCGAAGTGGTACTCGAAGGGGAAAAAGCCGGTCTGTGGACGGATCGCGCAACGGGCGATGGCGGCGACATCTTTGCGCTGATCGCGGCCTACCTCGGAACCAACGTCCATAGCGACTTTCCTCGGGTACTGGAAGGGGCTGCTGATTTGCTTGGGCGCTCGCGGTCGGTGCCTGTACGCCGAACCAAGAAGGAGGCCCCGGTCGACGACCTCGGCCCGGCCACGGCCAAGTGGGACTACTTCGATGTCACTGGCAAGCTGATCGCGGTCGTCTACCGCTATGACCCACCGGGTGGCAAGAAGGAATTCCGCCCGTGGGACGCCAAGCGCCGCAAGATGGCCCCACCGGAGCCGCGTCCGCTGTACAACCAGCCGGGGTTGGCCGCTGCCAGTCACGTCGTGCTGGTCGAGGGCGAGAAATGCGCGCAGGCCTTGATCGCCATCGGTGTGGTGGCGACTACGGCTATGCACGGGGCCAACGCCCCGGTCGACAAGACCGACTGGTCACCACTGGCTGGCAAGTCGGTGCTGATCTGGCCCGACCGCGATGCGCCGGGGTGGGACTACGCCGACCGCGCGTCACAAGCGATCCTGAACGCAGGCGCGACCACCGTCGCCATCCTGATGCCACCCGACGACAAGCCTGAGGGCTGGGACGCCGCCGATGCCATCCCGGAAGACTTCGACGTCGGCGGCTTTCTGGCCGTCGGCGAGCGGATGCCCGTGATGCGCTCGGTGGAGGAAACACCATCTCCTGACTTGCTGAACGGCATCGACTGGACGACGGAGGATGGTCTGTCCACCGCTTTCACGCGCCGCTATGGCGAGGACTGGCGCTATTGCGCGCTGTGGGGTAAGTGGCTGGTCTGGACGGGGGTGCGCTGGAATCCCGATCAGGTGCTCTACGTCTCGCACCTCGCACGTGGCATCTGCCGCAACGCATCGCTGAAGGCTGACACACCGAGGCTCAAGGGCAAGCTGGCCAGTTCCGCCACCATCTCCTCGGTCGAGAAGATCGCGCGCTCCGATCCGAAGCACGCATCCACCGCTGAGGAATGGGACGCCGACGTCTGGGCGCTCAACACCCCCGGTGGCGTGGTCGATCTGCGCACGGGCCGGGTGCGCCCGCACCGACGCGACGACCGGATGACCAAGGTGACCACGGCCACGCCGCAGGGCAATCCGGACAGCGCCTGCCCGACGTGGCGGGCGTTCCTGACGGACGTCACCGGTGGCGATGCCGACCTTATGGCCTACCTGCAACTGATGGTCGGCTACTGCCTGACTGGCGTGACCAGCGAGCACGCGCTGTTCTTCCTGTACGGCACGGGCGCGAACGGCAAGTCGGTGTTCGTCAACGTGCTGACCACCATTCTGGGCGACTACGCGGCCAACGCGCCGATGGACACGTTCATGGAGGCGCGCACCGACCGGCACCCGACCGATCTGGCGGGCCTGCGCGGCGCACGCTTCGTGTCGTCCATCGAAACCGAGCAAGGGCGACGCTGGAACGAGTCCAAGGTCAAGGCCATCACCGGTGGCGACAAGGTGTCCGCGCGCTTCATGCGCCAGGACTTCTTCGAGTACCTGCCGCAGTTCAAGTTGGTGATCGCGGGCAACCACAAGCCCTCAATCCGAAACGTGGACGAGGCGATGAAGCGGCGACTGCACCTGATCCCGTTCACGGTGACGATCCCGCCCGAGCGCCGCGACGGCAGGCTGACCGAAAAGCTGCTCAAGGAACGCGATGGGATTCTGGCGTGGGCGGTCGAGGGCTGCAGCCGCTGGCAACGCCAGGGCTTGAAGCCGCCCGCCAGCGTGGTGTCGGCGACCGAGGAGTATTTCGAGGCCGAGGACGCGCTCGGGCAGTGGATCGAAGAACGCTGTCTGCTGGCCAAATCCCACCGCGAAGGCGTCTCCGAACTGTTCGCCGACTGGCGCGAATGGGCCGAACGCGCGGGCGAGTACGTGGGCTCAGTCAAGCGCTTCTCGGAGCTGATGGCGACTCGTAAGTTCGAGAAGTGTCGGCTGACCGGAGGGGCTCGCGCTATCGCGGGTATCGCCCTCAGGCCCAAGCCGCACAGCAACGCCTACCCCTACCGCGATGACTGACCAATCCGGGCGAGTGACGGATTTGACGGGTTTCCTGATTGACGCGCTACACGTGCGCGCACGTAAAGGACGTTGTCCTGAAAACCCGTCGCATCCGTCACTCGCCCACCCGAAATGGAGCAAGACGATGAACACAACAATCCTGGCCCTTGATCTGGGCACACACACCGGGTGGGCGTTGCAGCACCTGGATGGCACCACTACCAGCGGTACCGAGCATTTCAAACCGCAACGATTCGAGGGCGGCGGAATGCGATTCCTTCGATTCAAGCGCTGGCTCAATGAACTGCTCTCGACCAGCAACCACATCAACGCGGTCTTCTTTGAGGAAGTCCGACGGCACGCGGGCGTCGATGCGGCGCACGCCTACGGCGGCTTCATGGGTCATCTGACCGCGTGGTGTGAGCATCACAACATCCCATACCAAGGCGTTCCGGTCGGCACGATCAAGAAGCACGCGACCGGCAAGGGCAATGCGGGCAAGGAGGAAATGATCGCATCCGTCCGCAAACGTGGTCATGCACCGGCCGACGACAACGAAGCCGACGCGCTGGCCCTGCTGCACTGGGCTGTCGAGACGCAGGAGGTGTGACGTGAAGGTTCCGACACCCCAATACCGCTGTCCCCTCGGTCGGCTGCAACCCCAAACCACGGATCTGGACGCCATCAAGGAACGTGGCTGGCGCGACCAGCACATCTTGGTGGTCAACGCGTCCGACGAACGTCTGGACTTCATCGAGCGCGAGATCGTGCGCCGCATTGGTGAACGGCTGTACGGAGGGCCACATCATGGCTGACCGTCACACCACTTGGACGATTGAGGATGTGGCTGCACGGTTTGAGGATGCAGCCACCACCGGACGACGCCTGCCTCCTGTGCGTGTGCAGGGCTACTTCAATTGCTGGCCTGCCTTCGCTCGCAAAGAGTGGGAAGCCTTTGCTGCGGACGAGAAGGTGTACCGCCCCTTCCCACCCAGTCC